AACATAGTCATTCCAAATATGTGTTTCTCCAAGATAAACTCCTGCCTTCCACTCTTCTGTGGCATGTAACCCTAGTCTATTTATAGAACTTTTCTGTATAGTAAGTCCTTCCAATAGGGGTCTATAATGATCTTGTCCAAATTTCATATCAGTGTATTAGTGCTACTATTAATATATAAGTTAAAAAATGTAACAACTGATCGACACCAATAAGTGTTCGTAGTGTTACTCCTTTATAAAAAAGTTTATATTTTTGAATTATATTACTCTTTATCCAATCAATATGGTAGTGGGCTAGTCCGTCTATTAACGCACAAGCTACTGCTATATCTGGCTCGACAAAAAATAATAAAGTAAATAAACAAGTATAAAAATGAGTAAAAGAATGGAGCTTTCCACCTTTTAAATATAAGTGTTTATCTTTTCCCATATACTTTCTATTTAAAAAATAGTCAGCAAGGGTGTGTTTAAGCATTAAAGCTATTAGTATTTCCATAATTTTTTCATAATTTTTTTATTGGCGGTCTAACGGAGAATTGAACTCCGATTTCAAGCGTGACAAGCTTGTGTGGTAACCATTACACTATTAGACCATTGGTGGAGCTGATAGGAATCGAACCTACGACCTTTCGGATGCAAACCGAACGCTCTCCCTCCTGAGCTACAGCCCCTCTAAAGTTTGGTCTAATCTACCAAAGTTATATAGGTGTATCTGTTCGTGATTTAAATAACTAATAAACTTACTAGTATTAAATCCATTCTTATTAATATATTGTATGCCTACTAAATTTTCTATAATATGCTTAAAACTTTCTGTTAATCCACATATTTTCATATACTTTAATAAGCCTTCAATAGAGCAATTTGTTGGTACTCCAGCAATTGTTTTATTTTCCCATGTGTTTAATAATTTACTATTAAGACATAATTGCGTTATGCCTTTTGAAAACTTTCCATACTTAGTCAAAAGAGTATGATTGAAAGATTCTTCTTGTGGATAAACACCACAATACATTTCAAAATCATATCTTTTAATTACACGATATACTTCATCTACTCCTTGAAATGCTCTTCCTTTTCGCTCACTTCCTCCAATAACTAGAACTTTGTCAATGCCAGCTTCTTTAGCTTTATCGAGTGCTATATGAAGTCCAGCTTCAGAACCTAAATTCCTAGCAGCTATATGAGGCATTGCCTTTGCTTTACCAGCAAGTTCATTTATGTCAATTGCTGCATTTATTACTTGACTAAAGGGTGTCTTAGGTAAATGAGTAATAGAAACAGTTGTTGCAGTATCAATTGCATACTGTGACATCTTTTGATTAGGTGTTTTCTCAACACTAATTTTCATCTTTTCTCCTTATTTATTAAAAGTATATCTAATTTCTGTTTGTAGTTTACTTTTATGTTCTAGTTGATTTTTAAATTCCCATTTCCCTTTAAATGTCCAATTATCTTTATTAAACTTATATCCTATTTCTCCAGATTCACCATGCTCTGACATGACTCCTGCTTCTATAAACATAAATCCTTTGTCCATCTTAAATTGGTAACCTGTTCTGAAATGATTTAAGTTTTTAACATAATTATCGTATTTAAACTCTACTTCATTTTTATACTCTATATAGGGAGCAGCCGCTAATTGCGACACCATACCTATTAGTAAAATTATTATTTTCAAATTTTTCTCCATGTGTCTTTTTCCTTCTGTGTGGATAAATCATATAGTACCCACGGTATACCTTCCCTATAAAGAACCCCTGCCCAAGTACAAGACTCGGGCACAGGCCTTTCAAGAGTGAAAGGGAAGGGGCAATCTTTTATCCATAGCACTGTGGCTATAATCTTTTTTTCCACTCTTAAAATTTTGTGGTATTTTAAATCCACTTTGTTCAATTTTTGTTTTACAAAAAAGTAACCTGTACTATCTATATAAAACTTTCCTTGATGATTTAGATACGAAGGAATATCTCGTAGCATATATTTTAAAGGATATATACTTTTCATTGGGCTCTGTAATCTTCTTAGCCCAAGAGTTTTTCCTGTCATATTTCTATCATCTAATACTTGATTTTCAATCCATAAAATACCATCAATAAGTTCTACATTTGAGGTATGAACTACAAATAATGGAAATTCTATTTTATCATATATCATACATCTTTTCAAACTTTCCGAAGGAATAATCATCTCCTACATCAAAGTCACAGCCGACTGGGCAGTTAGGGATTGACAGACCCCTATCCCGCTGAACATGCTCTCGTAGCAAATAAGAGTATGAATCTACGGCTGTTTCTTCTACTTCTGCAAGAATGGAGTCATGTACTAAAGCAAAAATATTTGCTTTAGAACCCCACGGCATCTGTTTTAATTCATTATGAGTATCTATAGCTCCCAATAAATTTATATCTGAAGCTACAGATTGAACTAAAAAGTTCATACCTGATCTAGCTTCATGACTAGCAACGCCTTTGTTATCCGAACGAACATTGGGTAACCGTCTTTTTCTTCCAAAGAAGGAGTATATAAACCCATTATCCATTATATACTTTGTAGACTGGTCTATCCATGCTCTAAGTTTGAAAAACTGTCGAAAGTAATCATCAATTACTTCTTGTGCCTCATTCCTACTAAAATACTTGCCACTATCTTTAGTGACTTGCTCTGATATTTTAGCTGGGCCTGCACCATACATAATACCAAAAGTTACAGCTTTTGCTGCCTGCCTTTCAGTAGGATAATCAGTTACAATATTTTCTACATCACCTGATAAGTTAAATACTAACTTAGCAATACTACTGTGAAAATTACCGCCTGATTGAAATACTTGTTGTAAGTTTTTGTCTTGTGCAAGTACAGCAGCGACATACACCTCTGCTGTTGTTAAATCCATTGCAACTATTTTATTGCCTGGCTTGGCTTTAATACACCCTTTTACAATAGGGTTATCTCGTGGTATTTGTTGCATATTCATTTTACCACTAGATGATAGTCTGCCAGAGGTTGTACTATGTATGTTGAACCCTGTGCGTAATCTGTCATCTCTATCTAACTGAGGTAATATTTTATCTAAATAAGTATTCTTTATCTTTGACTTTTGTCTTATAGAAAGAATATGTTTAGGTATTGAGTGCACCTCTGCTAGTCCTTGTAAAACTTCTGCATCTGTAGAATACGCTCCTGTAGCTGTTTTCTTAGATGGTTTAAGTCCTACAAAATCAAATAATAAAGCTCGTAATTGAACTGTACTATTTGGATTAAATTCTTTTTCTTTTAATTTTTCAAACTTTTGTACTTCTTCAAAAGCATATAGTTCTGCTACTGCACAATCAATGTCATGTTGCATTAACTCTGTACCTTTAGCAAGTCTATCCCTATCAAAAGGAACACCAACATCTTGTACATCTGTTAAGAATCTACATGCTGGAATAAGTATATTTTCATATACGGATAAAAGCTTTGCGTTTTTCATAACTGCTGGGTATAGCTTTTCAAATACTAATAGAGTTACTACTGCGTCCATAGCAGCATATGTTTTCATTACTTCAAATGGAATTGAGTCCCATTGAAAGTCATCTTTAAGTATTCTATTAGCTTTTTTATAGTTAGCTATCCAATCTTGCATTGGTTTTTCGTAATCCCCATAAGGAGTATGCTTCATTGCAAGTTGTTTTAATCCATGTGTGCCTGGTACTTCTTCTAAGCAATAATGAAGTAACATTGTATCATGAAAATTAGGAAACTTAAAATTAAAGTGATATTCAAAGAAGGCTAAATCAAATTTTGCATTATGAAAAACTACTTGTTTTTCGTTAAATAACTTTTGCATTAATTCCTCAACTTCATTATCAATAACATCAGTTACTATATAAGCGCCTTTATCTTTTTCATAAGATATACTAAATCCAAGCATATACCCATCTCTGGGGTATAATCCTGTGGTTTCTGAATCAAGTGCTATAAATTTATTAGGGTGTGCAAGTGCCTTTTCTAAAAACCCTTTAGCCTCTTCTACGGTATCTATGCCTAATGCGTTTTCTGAAGTTACTTTTTCTACTACTAAATCTCCACTAATATACTCTATAATATTCTTTTTGCTTTCGTCCCATAACGGCTTAGCTTCAGGTTTAAACGAAAGCATAGCAGGATTAATAGCTGGTAAGAATTTATCATCTATACATCTCCCACTATACTCAGTTATTGAATTTGCAGAAGTATAACTTTTAAGTGCCTCTGAACCTATGAGTATAACCCAATCATAATCGTCAATGTTAATTTCTATATCTACGTCAGCTTTAAGTACTTTCTTTTTACTTCTATCTGAGCATAGTGCATATCTATCAAATTCAAATTTATTATCGAATCTATCTATATAGTTAGTTCTACTTGGTTTAGTCTCTATTAGTGCAATTTTATTCATTATTATATTATATCAAATTTTAAGCGCCATGTCAAGAACTATATAACCTATCCCTCAAACTGGTAACCTTACTAGCAGCAAGACCGCCTGGGTCTATATTAGCTCCTAAGTTTACATTCCTAGAAATAAGTCCTACCTTATCTGCCATGATCTTTATGTTTTCTGCAGCTGATTGTCCAGCTTCATCCCCATCAAATACTATATCTACTCCATCTACATTCTGCATTTTAAGAATAGATAATTTATCTTCATCTATGTTCTTTGTTCCAAAGCAACATACTGAATTAGATAAACCCTTGTCGAAAAGATTTATCATATCAAAAATCCCTTCGACAAGAATTATCTTGCCTTTTATTGGTTTAACATTAGAGGGGAAAAGCGGCATAACGGCTTGGGGAGGATATATTAAGTACTTTGGCCTTTCGGTCATAGTCATATGTCTACCGTTAAATGCTACTACTTTTCCCGTAATGTCACGAATAGGAAAAACGATCCTGCCGTTGAAACTCCTATCATGATGTAAGAAGGCTTCAAAGTGTTTATATGTTTCGGGCTTTATTCCACGCCAGTTTCCCACATAAGGTGTGAACCCTATTGGAAAGTCAAAACCTACACTTGAACTTCTTGTTTCCTCTATTTTATCTTTTAGTTTTTGTCTCCTTATTTCTAAGAAGTTAGCTGCTGCTCCGAAGTGATTAAAGATACTCCCTCGAAACCCACAAGCAAAGCAATGAAAAATCCCTGTAAGATTATCTATTCTCATAGAAGGACTCTTGTCCTCATGTTCAGGGTTTAAACATTTGACTAAATAGTCTCTGCCAGAAACTTTAAAGTCTACATTTCTTTCTTGTAGTAGTTCGTCTACTCTCATTCTAACTCACTATTATCCATATTAGTATTATGAGAGTGTATAGTATTATTTCTATCATGTTTCCATTTTAGTTTTTCGCCTAAGTCTTCGTAATCGGTCATTTGCGTCCCTTGCCCATCAACTTCATGTGGGTAGTAGAGGCTTTTAAATACTACTTCTTGTAGTTGAAACCAAATGGCCACGGCTTTGTCAACAAGTTCCTTGTTTGGCCACAAGTAAAATACATTGTGGTAGTCTCCTAAAAACCTGTGGACTGTTATGTTTAAATTATAGTTTTCATCTATATTGTCTCTAATATGAGCTACCGCTCTTATTCTTTGACTTCCCGCTATAGGGTACCAGTTTTCCATACATAAATGAGGATTTTTAATACCCTCCATTAATATACTTTCTACTAGTGGTTCATTTAGCGGTACATTTCTTATATTGTCCTCAACTTTTGGTTGAGCTAATATAAAATTAGTTGTAATTGCTCTTATTTCAAAAGGGGGTACGGCTACTAATGACGCTGCAGTTTTTCCTATTCTATCGCTTGCCAATGTCAAACCCCACTTCTCTATCTGCTACCCATTGTGAAAATCTATCAAGTAAACTTTGTTTATTTAATTGATCTGTATACTCTGTCCAGACTTTTCCATTCTTTTTTGTTTCTTCATACCTAAAAGAGCCATTATTATATGCTATTGTTAAAAGTCCATTATCAGCATAAATATATTTAATTTCTCTTCCCCATTCTTCTGCTTCCATTTTTAGTTTATGGTCTCTTACTTCGTCATCATACTGCGTCATGTATATCTTCTCCTGTTGCTAAACTGTCTTTTAAATTGTCCCTATCTTTAGGGTTCATTGTTGACTGAGGGCCTATTTTTAGTGTTTCCCAGTCCATTACACTTGTGAATCCTTCCATTTTTGCACTTCTCATTTTTGTACAGTTGAATGTAATACATTCATCTTCTGGAGCCCATGTTTCAATAGTAAAGGCTGCATCTGCTGCATCAAGAATTCCTTTTGCAAATCTAGCTTCTCCTGTATTGTCTGTTTGAAAAGGAGAGAATACAGGTACTTCATATTCCTGAGCCATGCTTTTCAGAGTCTTACTTACTTCAATTTGCTCTGTCCAGTCATACTGTCCGCTTTTAGACGGCACATTTGTTCGTTTTACTTGGTTTATATAATCTACTATAATTACACCTACATCTGTTTGATTTATTTTTGATTCCAATTCTTTTCGTATTCGAGAAAGACTTAGTACAGGGTCATACACTACATCTATTTGTCTGTCTTTATTTAATTTATTTTTCGTAAGCGTACTATGAAAAGAATCAAAATCTCTATTATCATAGAATTCAGGTAATAAATCTACTCCGCCTTCAAATCTTCCTGCCCACCATTCTGCTACTCTATTCCACTCAACATTTGTCAAGTTCTTAGTAGCTAATCTACCTATCGGTATTCTTGCACCTAATGCACAAGCTCTTTGTAGAATAGCACGACTATCCATTTCTATTGTAAAATAGATGGCACTCTTACCTTGATTGTAAACATTATTAGCAATATTAACACAAGTAAAAGTTTTACCTGCCCCTCTACGTCCGCCTATAAGAATAAGATCTCTTGGAGAAAATTTCATAGTCTGGTCATAATCGTCATTTAATCCAAGCGGTAGATACTTTCTTAGATTTTTATCAGAATCAAATAGATTTATTGTTTTCATATCTTCTTCTGGTGGTTTCAAATCAACTCTATCCCCAATATCTAAAACTATTTGTTGTAGAGATTCTACATTTTCTTCAGCATTAGAAATGGCTACTGTCTTATCAATAAATGAGTCTAATTCCCCTAGGATTTCTACTTGGGTATATTCATTTTTTAAGTACTCGAGCAAAACCCAAGCGTCAACATCTACTTCGACTGCCTGTATTGCGTGTACTTTTTCTTGTAGTTTTCTATCACGAATGGATAGTTTAAGGTCTTCAAAAGTTGGGAGGTGATTGAAGTGTTTTAAATGGTTGGATATAACTCTAAACAGAGCCTGATACTCGCCAGGTAAATAATTCTCCCTTAGGCTGCCCCAAGTATCGAAATCTTCCTGTACTATAATCTGCTTCAGTAAAGCTGAAGTTAAGTTCAATGTATATCCTCCCAGATAAAAAGAAACGGGGGAGGATAGACCTCCCTCATCTCAAGATGAAATAAAAAGAATTAGCTAGATGCTTTTTCTTTTCTTGCTGCGCCATCGTAATCGGCACAAGTTAACCCTCTACGAGTTAGCATTGTTTTAACGCCTCTTACAGTTTTGCCAATTTCATCAGCAATAGCTTCAACAGTTAATTCACCGATGTTGCCATTTAGGTCTGCTAAAGGATCAGCTTTAGAACTGCCTTTAGTAACCTTTTGCTTAGGTATAGCGCCAATGTCGCCACTTCTAAGTAAGCTAAGAGCCTTTCCTCTGATAGAATTAACAGTTTTGCCTAGTGCCGCTGCAATTTCTTCAACGAAAGCACCATCGTTTACCATAGTGGTAAAAGTTGCTTCTTCTTCGGGAGAGTAAGTTCTAACTGATTCTGGTTTCTCAGCTGGTTTTACATGGGAAGTAAGTTCCATTGATAGGATTTTCCCTTGTATTGATTTAGCAGAAAATGCTCCACTCTCGAAAGAGCTTGCTATGTCTGCGTAAGTGTATACGCCACTGTTGTCAGTAACGAAGTTTGATAGAGTAGCTTCTTGATCATCAGAAAAAGTTCTGTGTGATACTGAAGATGCTAACTCTACATCGAATCCCATTTTTCTCAATTTGCTAGAAACTGATCTTGTAGATGTTTCTAATTCAACTGCTGCTGTAGCTACAGTTGCTTGAGAGATAGGGCTTTCTGAACCAACAAAATCTGTGAGTTGTTGTGTTCTTTCATCTGTCCATTTTGGTAATGCCATGATTATTTTTCCTCTATAAAGTCTTTTAAATTTGTTATTATTTGAACACCCCGTAATCGGGCTGCTTGTGTTTTTGCGGATTCGACCCCGCTTTCATTTATCAAGATATTTACATCTTTAGTCAAGCTACTCTTAACAAGAAAGCCCATTTTGTTTAAAACTTCTGTGGCTGCTGCTTTCGTTTTGTAAGACTGTAGTTTGCCTGAGATACATACTACTCCTTTTTCAGTTGTTTGTTTTTGGAGTGAACCAATTTGTTGCCATCTGAAAGGAAGTCTATCATACCCATTGGCAAATTCTTCTATTAACCAATCTAGTAAATTATCTGTTGCTGTTGGGCCGAGTCCTGCTTGTTTGCAAGTTTCTTCATTTATCTCATTAATATTTCGTATTACTGAGCATATCTTGTTGGAAGCAGTGCGTCCTATCAGCTTAATAGAGAAAGCTGGTAATAAGTCAACTAAGTCAACGTTCTTACTGTTCTCTAATTCTCTATGCAGTTTAACTGCAAGTTTCTCGGATTGAAGTGCATCTATCATCATTTCAAGAGGCAGTTCGTATAGGTCGTGAAAAGTTACTACTTGTAATTTTTCTATTGTGGCGGGTCCGAGTCCCTTAATTTTAAGAGTCCTTGCAAAATGCTCAAGTTTTCTACTGGTCTTTCCAGAGCAATCTGGATTATAGCAAAATAATTGATCCTTCACCCAACTTAGCTCTGTACTACAAGTAGGGCAGTGACTAGGCGGTGTTATCGTTTGCAGTTCTTCTCTCATTTCTATTTATATATTATAACAAATTTGGGTTGCCATGTCAAGAATTATTTTTAGGGAACTCCTGAAGAATGAGAGAATCAATTTTGAAACACTCAGTGTGACCTCCAAACCTAATTTTTGGTTCGTATTTGTCATGTATATATTGTTCATGTAAGTATTGTTCTTGAATCCACACATGATAAAGAGTATCAGCCCATGTTCGTTGAATACGAATATCGTATCCTTTAAAACCGCCACTACGCTTTATAATATGTCTCCAGTCTTTACCTGAAGCTATTCCTACTTTTATGCACTCTCTTTCATGAGTTTCCCTATTAACTAGAACTATTCCGTATAAAACACCTTCGCGGTCTTTTTCTTCGGGGTGGTTCTCGAAATAGGTTTCGTTATATTTACCTATGCTTGGCACTAATGAGTCCTTTTCTGCGAACCCAGTTCTTTAAATTCCTCTAGTAAATCTTCAAAGAAATCTGCATCGGGCATTTCTTCCATCATTGTACGAAAAAACTCTATGTTAGGTACTGTTTGCCCTATTGGTATTTTGGTACAGTATACTCTATATGCTTGCTCTAGCTGCCATTCTAAATATAATATCATGGAGTTGTTCCTACAGGACTTATTATTGCTGAAGTTACCCCTATAGTACCTGTTGTTGGAGCTGTCTGTCCAAAAATCATTGCTTCAGCTGCTTCTGGTGTTGACATTGGGGAAGTATTCCTCTTCTCATGAACTGGTGGAGTATTATCTTCACAGTCCGTTTCTCTAGCGGAAGAACCTATTACATTACCATTTATATCATAATACTTAATTACATACCAACAAATTTGTGAATATGCTGAAGGGTGTCTTTCCTCTGGTTCTACTGGTGTTTCAGCTACAACTCTTATAGCAATAAAAATCAATACTAAAGAAAAGCCTATAGCTATTGATAGTCTTGTTACTATACTTGATAATTGTTCTAAATCGTTGTCTTGCATTATAATCTCCTTACTATACGAGGGATAATTTCTCCACTTCGTATTACTTCTACTTGGCAGCCTATTTCTAAATTTAATCCTTCAATATGTGCCATATTATGTAAAGTTGCTCTACTAATCATAGCCCCATCTATTTCTATAGGGTCTAAAATAGCTACTGGAGCAACTACTCCTGACTTGCCCACATTCCAAAGAACATCAACTAATGTTGTCTCTACCCCTACTTGCCTTGTTTTAAAAGCATAAGCACCTCTAGGGTGATGAGCGGTATATCCCATGTCTTCAAAATGTTTATTACTATCTACGCGAAAGACTAATCCATCATCTGGAAATTCACTCCAATCGCGGTCTAATACTGTATTAATATAGGGATTAAGTTGTTTCAAATCTTTACTCCATAGTAAGGATTTGTACTTGTGTTGTACTCCATAAGCTATAAAGGTTAATTTTCTTTTACAAAATTCTTCTCCATCTTTTAAGCCAAGAGCTCCCGCCGCATAATTGCGAGCATTTTTATAAGTCTTGGGGGCTACTACTTCTCCTGTGATTTGTAGGATACTAGGTATATTTGGAAGAGATTGAGGAACTAGATGTACTAGATGTCTTTTCACATCTAAGCCTTCTTTTCCGTCTCCTCGAGTTAAGGCTCTATGTAATATTCCCCCTACATACAATAAGGACACCGCTGCTCCGTCTAACTTAGGAGTTACAACAACTGCGCCTTTATAATCTTTGAAGGGGGCGTTTTGTACTTCATCTTCAAATACTTTCTGAAGTGAGTACATTTGGAATAAATGAGGAGTTCTATTTCCTAGTTTAGTGCCGACTTCATCAAAGTCATGTATTTCTGCTAAACTATCAAACTCTGCGTCTGACATGATAGGTGTACCTTCATAGTACGCCGCTGATGCTTTTTGCAAGAGTGCATTTATTTTTTCCATGTATATATTATAACAAAATATAACATATAAGTCAAGAAATAAATTCAGTTAAGGTAAATTTTGTCTAGTATATCTTTGAAGTGTACTTCTAAAGTATCCTTCACTTCTGCTAAAGATAGTATCTCGACTAATCCCTCAAATAATGCTTTGGAGTTTTGGAAATCTAAGGACATAGCTAACCCGTCCTTACTAGGCTTGAATTCTCCATCAAAGTCTAAGTAGTATTTTCTAATATGTAAATACTCAGTGCCTCTGAATTCGTTTATTGTTAATCTCACTTGCTCAGTACCATCAGCATTTTCTGAAATTAACTTTTCATAAACTTCGGGTGATTCGTAAATCTTCATCGCTTGTTCTTAAGTATTGCACTTAAGGGAACAATGCTAGTAACATTGTCTGGTCTTAATAACCTGTATGAATCTGTATCCCAACAAAATAATAGAACCGTGTCTTTAGTTTCTTTGGCACGGTTCTTCTTATTTTGAATATATTTATTATTAAAGTCTAGTGTACAAACATTATACTTTAATTTTCGAGAATTGGTACTTCTGTATGTGATAACTGCGTCGCCACATTTATCAACTTGAGTTTTGAACTCGTCTTTTTTCACTAATATACTCCATTACTGTTAAGAAAACTCTTTCTTTTCAGTAAGGTAGCTTATTAGTTGTTTATTGCATTGATTACGCCTGCAAAGTAAACAGCAGCTTTTCCTGTCAATTTGTCAATGATGTCATCATCACTTTCTTGACCTGCATCAGATAAAGCACTTTTTAAAGTGTTCTGTGCATCTGCTTTGCTTACTCTAGCTGTTGCTGTACCACCATTAGATGATGAAGCTCTAGCTGCAGGAGTTTTCTTTACATATACACCAGCTTTTGTAAGAATCATTCTAACTCCATTAGGGCTTTCCCCTAATTGGTCAGCAATATCTTTTACAATTTCCATACTTGTGTCTGGAGTTGCGCTTGCGTCTACGTAAAGTTCAACGGCTTCGGCTTTACTTTCGTCAGTCCATGCCATCTTTCTTCTCCTTTTTGTACCTCGATAGCCTGGATAAGAACCAGTTGCTTCGAGTTGTTGTTGATAAAATCTATCTCCCATATTTATATTATACAGAAAATAAAGGGCGAAGTCAAGTACTATTTTTTAATTGTTCTAGTCTCTGCCTCTAATTCTTGAATGAATTGGACGCATTGATCGATATCGTGTCTAGTTAGTATCATTCCTTCTTTCATTTTTAAGTATTTTTTAAACGCTTCCGTTTTCGTTTTAACCTGCTCTATGCTATGCATTAGTACCCTATGGTGTCAAGATAATCAAGTTTCTCTTGAGCGTGTGCGGCTTTCTCTATCTGTGTATCGATTGCGGCAATAATATCGGGGTGTTCCCCAATCCCTACTGAGTTGTTCATATAAATTGCTATGTTTGCGTTTGCTGCGGCGATGTCTCCTTTATACTTAAGCTGTAATGCTTGTATTAAGTTGTCTCTCATTTGTTTTCCTGTGTTACGGAGTTTACATATCCTATACAGAAGCTTTTCCTTGCTTTATCGGAAAAAGCTACTTTGGGTATTAATGGGACTAGCAAAAATACTCCAATAGAAAATGCCATAAATCCTATTTTATTATAAATTAGCATGATGTTGCTAGGGTCTCTTACTCGTATCATTCTAATACATATCGAGTAAGTTCTAGCCATCATCATTACATAAGTTGCAAGGTACATTGCCCCAAGCATAGTCCATAGTCCCATAATGTTTTTTATTTAGCTAGATACTAGCGCCGTACTTTTCTAAGTGCTTTAGACTACCTAAGTCATAAGCTATTGCGTGGGCATTAAACCCACCAAATTCTATAAAGCCAAAGTAAGGACTTTCAAAATCTGTTAATTGTATTACATATATTTGGTAGCATTTACCACCATATTTTTCTTCGTAATTTGTAAACTGGTTATTTTCTGTTTCTTTTTTAATTATGGCTGGAAGGTCATATTTGGCACACCATACCTTTTCTCCTACCTCGAAAGTTTCAGATACACACTCGTCTGGTAAATATCCTATCTTGCTTCCTCCACCTTGTTCTGTTTTAGGTCTTTTTTCTGGTATGCCCACTCTATTAATTATATTTTTAACAAAAGTTGATGACCGATACATAGCTTTTGCAATCTCTGATATTGGGTGTTCATTTAAATACCACTCTATAGTTTGCGTAACTTCTGCGTCTGTAGCTTTTGTTCCTCTTAATTGTGCTTTTCTAGCGGCTCTGTAATCCATAGTTTCTCTATGTTCTACTAGTATTTTGCTTAATCTCGTAGTATTATAACTAATATTAAGCATTTCGCACGCTTCTTTCTTTGTTATAGGAGAGTCCTCATTAAGTGCCTCCCATACTTTTTGTAGTGTTATATCGTCTAGTTTTTCGTGAGACTTAGCACGAATTCCTCTTGCTACCATTATTCTATATTTAGTCTTTTCTTTAATACAGCGATTTGTTCTTGCTGTAATTTGTTGGGTTTATCAATTTTTTTAAGTCTATCGAGTGCCCCTTGACGCCTCCCCTTTATGTTTTTATTTCTCCATGCATTTGTCATTATTCGCTATCCAACATAAGTTCATTTTGATATGTTACATACTCATCTTTTTTCACTTGTTCTAATTTACCTAGAAGTATAACTGCGTAATGAATTATTTTCATTAAATCTTCTTCGTTTCTGCCTTCTTTTTTCCCAAAACGCTGAGCATACTTCATTATATTACCTATACAAAAGCCTTCACCATGTTCTGCAGCAAAGATTACATCTGTTGCTTGTATCTTCTTACTTCCATAATGTTGACTATAGGTTTTATCTATATATGATTTAACATTGTTTAATACAATATCTTCATTGAACCCGTATTTTATGTTTGCCACTATTATTTCTTCTTGTTTGGCATGTGAGGAGATTTCTTCTCTTTATAGTCATGATACTTGTTAGATATCCAATCTCGAGTTTCATAATAAATATCTGATTGTAATATAAATTGAATTAAAAGTATCCAGCCCACTCCTGCTAGTAAATACTTAAATAATGTAAAAGGCAATAAATAAATTTCTATCATTATATGTCCCCTTCTGCTCTTTCTTCGCTTCTGGTAGCTTCAAAGCCGTTTGGATACCTTTTCTCAAGTTTATTTATATTTTCTTCCATTACTTGCTGAGGTGTGTACCCTAGTGCTGTGCAACCTTGAACCCAATACCAAAGTACATCTCCAAGCTCGCGCATGAGATGAAATCGT